CAATTGCTCCTATGGGGATTGAGTTTGCATCAATGGCACCTTTGTATCTGCCCGCTTTACGTAACCTGGACCAGTCTTGTGTTGACATACACATCCCTTCGTATCGCACTTGTCGTGCCAATGTGCAGCACGCTTGAGGTGACTTGCTTGATTCTCTTCCCCAGCTTTACGACAGTTCAGGCAAATCATATTTCTTCCTCATATATATCATCCTGAAAACCTGATTCCCATTCAAGTATCTCTACTGGTGTTGGATTACCTTTATATATTCTCCAACCAAAGTCTCTACCAAATGCTTGAATGTTAAACATATAGTCAGACATATCCCATTCCATTAGCTTTACGCTAAACCCACGTTCATTGTGAAAGTGTATTGGCTCCCTCATTATTTTCATTCTTCTGCCTCACTTCCACCTTCGACCACCTCTTGCTCTGTGGCATCGGCTTGCCCCGCTGTGTTGTCTTCCTGCGTTTCTTCAACGACTTGATTACTGATGGCATCTGATTCGCTCCAGGTTTCTGTACTTGTGATATCACCTTGTGGTGTTGGCATTACTGTTTCTCCTTTAACCATTGAGTTAAGTCTTGGATTACCCAAGCCTGATCTATTGATGCGTTGCGACGCTTAACTACAACATATGAAAGAGGCACTTCCCCTAGACCTCTAGCCTTGGCGTAGTTAAGCGCCTCAACTTGTGCTTCTCTCCAGAACTCAGGCAAGGATAGTGTTGCCCTGTTCTTGAGTTCAAGGATGTAAGTTTCTCCTGCGATAACAGTAACGATATCGCCCTCATCCTTTGCCCCAGCTTTAGTCAGACGCTCTGCAATAACCCCCGCCTTACGGAGCCACTTCATTACGTCTGTCTCAAACTGAGAACCTTTAGTCTTGTTGTACTGACTCATCTACCAGTACGACCTTGTTGATTTTATAGACAACTTCACCAGTCTCATCTTTGACTAGTTCGACAATACCAGATTGCAATAGAGCACCAACGAAGTTGGTCAGGTCTACCTTGAGTGCATCAACATCTGCACGTAGTTCATCTGTTTTGAGATTATCTCTGTACTTATTTGTTAACTGTCCTTCAGACATTGTATCCTCCTTGGTATCCTGCGATTGTATCCTTGCGTAACATCCAGCCAAACTCATTCTGATCTGATATCTGTACTGCTGCATAGTTTACCAGTAGCTGTGCGTATTTACTGCCGTCTGCAGTATGAGCGCCAAAGCGATTCTTAACTGGTGCAACTTTGAGCATTCCTTGTGATGGGTCATAACCCATTGTAAGTATCAGCGCAGGTAACTGACTGACCTTTCCGTGAATTGCTCGGCGATGAGGTGGGTTTGTAGGGGAGCCATACTCTGACTGTTCTGATACGTGATGGAGTACTAAGACACAGGCCTCAGTCTTGCGTGCCATATCGTGTAGCTCCATCATAATTGCTCTAAGGCCAGCCCACTCGTTGTCTGTCTCAGCAGTTATGTTCATCAAGTTATCAATGACAATCAACTCAGGTGGCTGTCCATAGAGTTCAACGTAGGCTCTTATCTCCAACTCTAAATCATCAATGTTCGGAGATGAATCAAAGACCCACTTGATATGTGAAAGTTTATCCAAATGTGCATTGTAGTACTGGCTATTATCTGAAAGGTTTGCCTCCACAGTTACCTGTGAATGGCCGGATAGATGCGATACAGACCTCATCATTACTGTCGTTGTATCGGTATCTGCTGAAAAGAAAAGCGTAGGTACTTTTGCTTTGATTGCATAGATCAGAGCGAACATAGATTTACCAGCGTTCGGTGCTGCAGCTACCATACATACCTGGCCTCTGCGAAACTTAATGCCTTCTGCTTTTAATCCATCCCACACGTCTGGTAGCGGTGTTGCTTTGGTAAGTACACCACTCCAAGCGCGGGAAAGATTAAGCACTTTTCCAGTCCTTTACTCTAATCTTGTTTTTTGTACGCAACAAGGTACGTTCGTATTCAGTTAACCCACCCCAGATACCAAAGCGTTCGTTCTTAATACCCCACTGAGCGCACTCTGTTTTATGAATGCAACTCCTGCAAATTGATTTTGCATAGGAAGGATCTAATAGCTTACGGTTTTCTGGGTCATCTCTTTCAGGAAACCAGAAGTCTCCACCAATCTCTGCACATAGCGGGTTCTCGTATTCACGAGGTTCCCGCATTGTTTATCTAACCCAGATAGTGTCGCACTTGTCTGGCGCACCCTTGGGTGCAGCACACATATAACCCTTCCAAGGTCCCTTAGCTGATGTACCTGAACGGAAGGCCATCTCTCCGTGACGGCAAGAATGTGGTTGTCCATTAGATTGAACCGCTACTGGTTGTACTGGGTTTGTAGATTGTGGTTCATTGAACTGAGCTGCAACTGATGCAGCAGTTGGTGTAGGTACTCCACCTACTAATTCTTTTGATGTTGTTTTAATAAGAGTAGATACCATTGATAGATCTGTTAGACCTGTCTCTAGGTCTTTGACATCTTTTGCATAAAGATTAACTAACGTACCGTCAGGCAACTTATAGTTGACCTGGAACTTTGTACCTTCTACTGACATTTACTTACCTCCACTTTGCTTTATAGATAAGCGATGACTCTCAGCGCCTACCTTCTTAGGGACAAACCCTAAAAGTTTTTCTACTTCTTCACTATCAACAGTCTCACGACCCCTGACAGTACTCCAACTTACTTCGACACCAGAGTTGGTGACTCCTAGTAACCCTTCAAAAGATGCCTTCAAAGAATCTTGTTCTTTTTCTAGCTCTTTAATCTGCGCTGCTAACTGTAAATATAACAGTGCATTCTTGTCAATATCTGGATCATCAATGACTACATCAGTCACTGGTGTACGTTCTTTTTTTAGACCAACGCATCCCATCTGCCCGCTTGCGTCATAGAACTTGCAATAGAACTGACAGTAGCTTGCATCTTTCTCTGGTGCTGGTGCCTCTGCTGCTTCTTTAACAGCCGCTAGCCAACCGAGTGCCTCTAGTGCAATGGACTCATTGTAGTCTTCGGTGTGAACCTTGACATCTCTTTCGTCCCCGTCCCTGGCAATTGCAACCAGTGACACTCGGTTGACCGCATAGCCGTTGTTAGCTAGGAGGTAGCCGTAAAGATGTACCTGCCACCGTTGTTGTGTTGTTGGAAAGTAAGAAAGGTTCCGGACCTTACTTGTTTTCCAGTCAATGACATCACCAGTACTAGGTACAAAACAGTCAATGTGCGCTTTCATTCCATTGTATTCAGCTTCAACTTCAACTAATACATCTGGATTATCAGCTAATGCTCTTTCAATTTCTGCGTGGATAGCAGTACCCATAATGGCTGCTAGTTTTAATTCGTTATCGTTAGTCTCTGGTTGGTTGTTAAGTCGGTACCACACCTTACGCCGACAACCACCTACCTCTGATGGACCAATCTGTACTTGCGTAGAACGTGAACGCTTAGCATCGCCTGCACGTAGTGCATCAAGTAGTAGTTCTTTTGGATCAGTAATACTCACTTCTTGTATTTCCAATCTACCCATAAATCAAATGCTCTGCCAACTACTATTCCAATGATAAGACCTAATAAAAATGTTGTCATACCCTGAATGCTCCAGCTTCTTCTGCTTGTTTGTGCAACAAGAAAGCAAGTCTACACGCTTTCCACCCTTGTTCGAACCAGTAATGTGCAGCGTATTCACCTGTTGCCATTACTTCTTTGAACTCTGGTTTTACATAATCAAATGTATTGAACTCCATAGCTCCTCCTAGAACCGTTCCTGTACCACCAACTGTAAAGGCTTACCAGTATTGGAGTCAAGGACTGAAGCAATCTCTACTGCTTTACGGGCGTGTCGCTTAGCATAGGTTAAGTCCATATCAGGCTTGACAATTGAATACAGGTAGCCAAGAGCAAGCTGACCACCAGAACCAATGCCATACGCTCCGTGATTTGCTTGGAAAAAAGAGAGATCACAAGCAATACGAAAGATATTACCGTTAAAAGCAATGAGATAATCGAAGCCATCATCTTTGTCCACCTTGTTGTAGTCGTAGTTGTTGTCGGTAAATGCTTGGGTAATACTGGGAATGACTTTCTTTCCCATAAACTGTGCTGGGTCTTCACCTTTGTAGATTGGTGGCTTCCAGTTATAGGCAAGGATATCTCCTGGTCGTGTATCACCTGAGATACCTAGTAGATACTTACCAACCTCAACGATTTTAGGCGTACTAGTGGCTAGGGTTACAAGGTTATCTTCTGTAATCTGTGAGTCAGCTACTAGAACCGCGTAATCAATACCTTCAAGCGCTGCAATTGTCGTCATACTAGAGAGTCTACCAGTCAACGGCGTGTCGCTACTAGGCGACACCCTACTAGTGGCTACAATATGAGCCGTGAGGCGAATTAAACGGGCAGGCGCCCTCAAAGGGCGCACCGACAGTAACCGTACAGTAACCCTACGGCTCCGTCTACCAAGGCTGCCTAAATTTAGACTTAAATTAAGGGACAAATTTGGGTCTGATTTACGAACACTTGGTCCAATACACGTCTGTCCTTGTGGGTGTCAGGTCTTTAACGTTATGGCCAGCTTTGAAGATTATGAATTAGTCTGGTACTTCTTAGATGCAACCTGTGTTAATTGTGGCAATCTAGTAATTGTACCTTGTCCAGTAGATAAAGATGCAGCACAAACTCAGTAACCATAACGAAGAAGATCGCACTGCCACGTGCTCTGTTTGTGGCCCCACTAAGATAAAACTACGAGATAAAAATAGACCACTCTCTGGTAGATATAGATGTCGCACAGTATGGAAACAAAGCTACAACAACAGCGTCTATCCATATGCTAGACATAAAGGCACGAAATGTCAAGGATGTGGGTTCATACCAGTACACATCTCTCAGCTAGACGTAGACCACATAGACGGTGACCGTTGGAATAATGACCTGGAGAATCTACAAACCTTGTGTGCTAACTGCCACCGGCTTAAGACCCACCTATCAGATGATAGCAACTCTGGCAAAAATTAAGGCATAAAAAAAGAAGCCCACCCCTTTCGGGGTGAGCCTCTTCGTTTGCCTCGCGCTTATGGGTTACTTAGACCCACGACCAAATTCTACTGCTTTTGGATCTAGTGCTTTGAGTAATGGACCTGCAATAGCTGCAATACCTGCAGTTGCCAGAGCCTTAGGATCTGTCACACCTGCAAGCCATAGCGCAATTACTGATGCAATTCCTGCACGTAGGTAAGTTCCTGCGATAGCGATTAACTTCTCTTTGTTCATTTGTTCTCCTAGTCTTTGAACTTTGGACTACCGAAGCCAACAATAAATAGCTTCAGTCCTTTCTTGTTATCAGTGCGATAAGCCCTGACCTTCTGGACCACTTCTCCACCGTTACGTTCACTGGTAGATTTCTTTTTATCACCTGATGTATTGCCTTCGATAGTAGTAACTGTTCCGTCACCATTATCTCTAACAACAATTCCAACGTGGTCAATAGGGTTTCCACCCTCTGCAAAATCAAAGAAGGCTAAGTCACCAGGTGCAGGCTTAGCAGTTTCTGCATTAGCCCAGCGTCCAGTTCCTTTGAACTTCTCTGCTCCATCAGTAGTAGAGACTACGTTTGGAATCTTTAAGCCAACTTGGTTGGCACACCACATTACAAATGAACCACACCAAGGCTTAAAGTTTGCCTTAGTAAATGCTCCATACTTTGTTTCATTATCTTTTGGACCCTCTATTGTGCCAATCTCAGCACGAGCTGCCATTAGAAATTGGTTACGTTGTCCCATTTATTTCTCCGCTATTAACTTGTACAAGTCATCAACGCGTTGTTCTAGTCTATCTATTGAGTCACGCATACTTGAGCCACCATTGCTCTTGAGTTCAACGAGGTAGTGTTTAACCATCCAGCGCACAGCGCCAGCAAAGCCACCCACTATTGTCATCACTGCAACAGCAACTGTTGCGTAGTCTTGTGCCTGCATTAGACCGTCCTTATAGTCACTAGAAGTAATCCACCATAACCAGTGAATCGCTTATCCGAAGGTGTTGCATTTCTAAAGTCCATCTCTTCGATAAGTCCAATGAAGGACTCACCAGTTCTAAAGTCTTCAACGCGGATGGTATCTCCAGCGTTTTCAATAGATTCCAACTGGCTCATACGGTAATAGGCTGAGCCTTCATAGCCAACCTCAACACCGAAGTGATCTGATTCATTATCAAAACAAGACAGTGGATACTGGATAAGTCGCTGACGTGGGATAGCAGGCAATGCCTTAATCTGGTAACCAGTAAAGAGTGGTCCCTTAGATGTATCAGTAGTTGAACGAAGCAATGTAAACTGGAAGCCAAGGTATTCTTGAGATGCCTGTGGATAGTTAATGTTAATCTCTGGTACTACTCCCTCTTGTGGGAATGTACCAATACGGTAGAAGTTATCTGCATAATCAATAGAGTCAATGTTGAGGCCACCATTGGTAGTATCAATACGAGCCTGCATCAACTTAAAGATTTTAAGTTCTAGTGTATTGTAGCGAACGTAGCCTGTACGTAAGAATCCTTCTTCTAATAAGGTAGATGCTGACTGGATATAGATAGCACCATCTGAACCATTACCAGCATTACAAAATGCTAAACGGCTAGTATCACCAAGAAAAGCACAGGCTGTTGTGTGGTGACCCAATGTATCTGCTGGGTTATACAAGTCCCAGGCATATGGGAACTGAAGATTTCCTAATGGTTGACCCATATCTACGCGAGTAACACCAACTTGACCATCAACACCAGATGATGCCCATATGTATCTATCACGGAAAGCAAAGTCATAGACTGGTTGTGTTGATTCAAAGATTAAAGCACCGTAGGTAACAGAGCCATCTAACTGACTAGCATCAGCCATACGCATACCCTTAGAGGTACCGATAGCCATATTGCCTAGGTAGTATGAAATCTTAAATACAATCTCACCTACTGGTAATTCTGCTGCAGTAATAGCACTAGTCAGCGTAGGCATAGTACCTGCAGTAGAGAGGGTAAACTTGTAGATGTTTGACTGGATGCCTGAGTATCCAGAGATGTAGATAGCAGCACCGCTAGATGTGATGCTAGTAAAAATGTGATCTGGGTCGTTATGTGTATAGACCGCAGTAGGTAGAGTTGATGCAGATGTTGAGAACTCATAGACGCTATCGTTGACACACATTACGATACGCTCTTTGGTGTATTCCATTACTGCGTTAGTTACGGTAATGGTATTTGCGCTAATCATCAAAGTAGGAGATACAGAACTATCATCAGATAGCAGTTTCTTATACACTCGAAGGCGTGGAGTTCCAGCATTGAGTACGTTGGTGACCCAATAGGCATAAACACCATCATCACAGATAGCGTGTACTGGATAGTCTGATCCTGAGTTATAGTCAATGAAGTGGATAATCTCTGCCACACCTGTACCTGCTGGACTTACAGCAGTAGATGATACGTTGCTGGCAGTCTTGGCATAGGTAAATGTGGTAGTGGTAGGAACACCAGTGATTGTGTAAGTACCATTAAAGGTTGCATCTACTCCAGTAATAACAATGACCATACCAGTACACAAGCCGTGCGCTGCACTAGTTGTTAGCGTAGCTACGTTAGAGGTCAAAGCCTTGTTGGTAATAGAGACAGTAATCTTTGGAAAAACTTTATCTACATCGTATTCATCAACTAAGAGAACGCCGTTGTAGGTATTACTGTTCTTATCCCATTGGATAGAGCGCATCAACTGCCAAGGACGACCATCAGTTCTAATACCACCAGTGGTTGTGTGTTGGCTAACACAAGAGTTAAGCAGGGTTGCCTGCCCCTTGGTCCAGACATCTACACCTTTAGACTCTGTGTACTGGAAGCGAAGCGACTCATCCTGGATAGGTTCAAAAAACTTGATGCCTTGTCCATAATGGAATGAGCTTTGGCTACGTAGCCACCAGCCAGTCAGCGTCTGCTCGCCAGGCTCACGGCTCTGGTCAATCTGTTGCTTACGATACTGCGCTGTGACACGACGATAGGGTGCATCGTCAGAGTTCAACAGGAAGAACGGCAAGCCACCGATAGCTACATCGTAGGCTTCACCAGTTGCTGAGTAGTTAGTAGATCCTGCAGGGTTGGAAAGGGTATAGACCAGCCCTTCGGTGATGTCATCGCCATAAGGCATTGAGTTGTCCTTACGCTAGAAGTAGTTTTGCTTCGTCTGCAGTAATACCAAGTTTGGCTAGTAGTGCATCTTTTGCTGCAGCATCTGCTGCTGCCTTTGCCTCTGCTTCTGCTGCAGCAGTAGCTGCTGCTTGAGCATCTGCTTCACGCTGTGCTAACTCTTCACCAGTCAATGGCACTTCTGCCACAACACCAGTCTCACAGTTAACGATGATTTTAGTTAGTGTCTCTGACATTAGTTGATCTCCTTGATTTGATGTGCTTCGTTTGAACAGACCCATTGACATACTCCTTCATCCAGTACCGCTTCATCGTGGCATTTTGGTGCAA